TTGAAGGAAGCGCAGCAGCAGCCAAGGTGTTGTTCCTTGTTAATCCAAATGGAACCACAAGACACAAGAGTCTTTCTGAGTCCCCTAATGGATCAATTGTACAAGGTAATGCAGGGGATGTATCAACTCTCCAACTCAACAAGTTTAATGATTTCAGAGTCGCTTCGGAGACAATCAATCAAATCAAGGACAGACTTGCTCAGAACTTCCTGCTCACTAGCAGTGCAATCAGGAATGCCGAGCGAGTAACTGCTGAAGAAATCCGATTGATCTCGCAGGAACTCAATGCAGCCCTTGGTGGTATCTTTAGTTTACTTAGCAATGACCTCCAGGCTCCTTTGTTGAGTCGTTTAATGAGTGTTATGGAAAAGAGCAAGAAGATGCCAAAGCTTCCAAAAGATTTAGTCAATCCTGTTATTGTTACAGGTCTTGATAGCTTGGGCAGACAAGGTGATCTTAATAGTCTCGATTCATTCCTTCTTGGTTCCAGTCAGGTGTTAGGGCCAGAAGCTATTGCTAACTTTGTTAACGTACCTGAGTACATTAAGAGAAGAGCAACAGCACTAGGCATAAAGACAGCAGGACTCATAAAGACCCAAGAGCAGATAGCTCAAGAGCAACAACAAGCACAGCTTATGCAAATGGCTGAGAAGCTTGGCCCTGCTGGAATAAAAGCAGCTAGCGATCAATCACTTGCTCAAGAAGGGCAAGAAGAAGAAGAACCACCAATAACTGAATAAATGGGAGTAAATAAGTATGGAACAATACACAATAAACGAGAAGCAGGAAACGGAAGAGGGCAACATAAGCCTGGAGGATCAACTAGCACAGCAAGAAGCAGCAAAGGAATCCGAAGGACAACCCCCTTCTGGACAAGAGGAACAACAACCTTCATCAGCAGAGGAGGAATTGATTCTTGGTAAGTTCAAATCACAAGAAGACCTTGCAGAAGCGTATGAGAATCTTGAGAAGAAACTTAGCGAGAAACAACCCGAAGCAGAACCGGAGACGGAAGCAAAGGACGAGGGAGATACGAACAGCGATTCTAACATATCAAACGCAATAGAGGATGCTTCAATTGCTTTTGCAGAAAAGGGTGAGCTTACAGACAAGCACTACCAGGATCTTGAGAAGCTAGGACTTAGCAGGGATCTTGTAGACTCTTATGCAAGAGGTCAACAGGCACTTGCCAATAATGAACAAGCAGAAATAACAAACTCTGTTGGAGGACAGGAGAATTATGATGCAATGGCTGAATGGGCAAGCAATAATCTTCCTGATAATGAGATTGATGCGTTTGATAAAATAGTAACTGAGTCCAGTGCAGAGGCTGCAACGATGGCAGTTAAGGGTCTGTACGCACGATATATGAGCGAAGCTGGGGGATTGCCTACGAATATTCGACAGGGACAGACTTCAGGAGCATCAGTTCAACCATTTCAAAGTAACGCTCAAGTAGTCGAGGCTATGAGAGACAAGAGATACGATAATGATCCAGCATACAGAGAAGATGTTGAGAGACGTTTAGCCGTATCAACAAGAGTATAGAAAGATTTATTATGATAACATACATTACAGAAAATAGTGCAGAGCTAATTAGTATTGCTACTGCTACTGTTACTTTAGCATCGTTAGTTAGTGCTTTAACGCCTAACAAGACAGATAACAAAGTAACTTCAATACTTACAAAAGTAATCAATTGGCTTGCACTAAACGTAGGCAAAGCGAAACCTAAACAATAGAAACCTTTTATGATAAAATTACTCGTAGGTCTGTTGTTGAACTTTCCAAAGATTTGCGAGTACTTTTTCAAGGTTGTAGAAGCCTATGAAAAGGAAGCTTACAGTCGCAATCGTGAGCGCAACATTGATCTTATTGATGAGTGGTTGCAAGACGATAGGCCCCCCGAAGAGCAAGATTCCCCATTTTATCTCGAAACTCAAAGTCCATTCATTCAGCGAACCTCAAAAGGAGATCATCGCAGAGATACTAAGATACACGAATGACTTAGAGCATCGAAGATAATTTAAAAGATTTCAACACACAGAAGACAAGACACAACAAAAGTGAACCGATAGGTTTGTTTAATGTGCAGCCCCTTGCGAGGGACAACTAATCAAAGAACACCCAGTAGGTCTTTTTGTTTTATTGAATGAGTGAGTTGTTAATAACCCAAAATATAAACAACAGAACAAAATAAAACAAAGAAAGGACATATTAAATTATGGCTAATGGAGATACAACCCCATCAAGAGTGGGTCAGATAAATGCTTCAGGTGATGCAAATGCGTTATTCCTAAAAGTATTTTCTAACGAGATCCTCACAACTTTTGATGAGGCAAACATAATGAAAGACTTGCATACAGTCAGGTCTATATCATCAGGTAAAAGCGCACAGTTCCCAGTTAGTGGAGTAGCAAGCGCTAAGTACCATACACCAGGTCAGGACATCCTTGACTCTGGCAATAGTTACCTTAGTGCAATTAAGCACAATGAGAAAATCATTAACATTGACGATATGTTAGTGAGTTCAACTTTCATCGCCAATATTGATGAAGTTAAGAACCACTACTCAGTTCGTTCAATTTATGCAAAAGAGATCGGAAAGGCACTTGCCAAGCGATTTGACCTTGCAGTGATGAAGACTTGGGTAGCTGCTGCTAGAACAAGTACACCTAACGTAACTGGCGGTAACGCAGGAACATCTGTCAACACTGGCAATGGTCTTGACACTGCTGCTGAAATCATTGATGCACTTTTCGGAATGGCTCAAAGCCTTGACGAGAAGGACGTACCAAATGATGGACAGCGTTTTGCAGTTCTTACACCAGCACAGTACTACAAGCTTCTTACATCTGATAACATCGCAGTCAATCGTGACGTAGATGGTATTGGTTCCGTAAGCAAAGGTACAGTACCTATGGTAGCAGGAATCAAGTTGTTCAAGTCTCAGCACCTTGCGGATCTTCAGGCTCTTGGAGCAGAAGCTAACCAAGATCAGGATGATGACAACGCAGCTAACGATGTGTTTGGCGGAAGCGGAACAGGCTATAACGGAGACATTTCCGATACAGGTCTGATTGGTGGACACCCACAGGCGGTTGGTACTGTTAAGCTTCTCGATCTTGCGACCGAAGAAGACTACTCAGTAGCTCACCAGGGTACATTGTTCGTGGCGAAATATGCATTAGGGCATGGGATCTTAAGGCCGGAATGCGCTGTCGAGTACAGACTGTAGTATTAATAATCTACATATAATCATACACAGAGGATTGGGTGGGAGTC